GATTGATTTAGAGGATGGTATTGATTGTGGGATACGTACTTGTAATGCCGAGAAGACAAAACGTGATTTTGAATATTTTACTGAAAGTAAGATTGAACTCACGAAGATTGAAGAGAATGTTTACAAAGCAAAACTAATAGATTAAGATTATGGAAAATAAAGAAATTATAGAACAGTTAAAGCAGAGACGGAACGCTGATGATGGGCATGATGAGTTTTGGAATACAGTCCTAGCAATATTCAGAGATATTAATAGCAATATAGCTAAGGCAGAAGTAACTGGTCATCAAATGTCGACTCAAGAGTTTATAGACTATCATAGAGCATCATGCGATAAGTTAGTGGAGATTACAAAAAGTAAGAATCATGACTATGCAGGTTTTAGCGATGCTGATCCTTTTGCGAACTTCAAGCTAGTAGAAAAAATGGGTGTTGCAACAGTAGAACAGGGCATACTTACCAGGATGTTAGATAAGGTAAGTAGAGTTAATAGCTTCCTTAAACAAGGAATATTAAATGTCAGTGATGAAAAGATAGAGGATACGTTGCTAGATTTAGCGAACTACTCTATAATATTGTCAGGGTATATGAAATCAAAGAACAACAATAAAAAATAAAAATTATGAGTCACTTTAAAGTAATGGTAATAGGTAGTAATCCAGAATCTCAGTTAGAACCTTTTAATGAGAATTTGGAAATTCCAAGGTATGTTGAATATACTAAAGAGGAATTAATAGCAAAAGGCAAGAAAGAAATAGAGGAATACGCAAAGGGAACTTATGCAAAATATTTGGCAGATAAAAAAGCATACAAGAAAAAATGCAATAATAAATGGCATCTTAATTATTTAGAAAAAGAGTTTCCTTTAAAACTTAAATGGACTGATGAGGAAATTTATTCCGATCAACTTGTATGTTACGATTCAGAAGATATTGGGGCTGATGGAGAAGTATATAGCGACTATAATCCTAACTCAAAATGGGATTGGTATTCTTTAGGAGGTAGATGGAGTGGAGATATTACACTGAAAGAAGGTAAAAAGGGTGTTTGCGGTAGAAGTGGAGTTTTTAATAACAAAGTAGGTATAGATAGTGCACTAAAAGGAGACATTGCTAATTTTGAGGAGCTTATTCCTTTTGCCGTTTTAAAGGATGGCAAATGGTACGAGAAAGGAAAAATGGGCTGGTGGGCAGTAGTTTCTGATGAAAAGGATAACTGGAATGATGAGTTCCTGAAGTTAGTAAAAGATTTACCTGATGATACTTTAATAAGTATGTATGATTGTCACATTTAAAAAAATAGAAGTTATGAAAGAAAGAATGCAGAAAGCTATTGATTTTCTTCGTGAAAATGGATTTGTTAAAAGATTTGGAGGAATGCAAAAAGATATTACTTTTTCTTACTATATAGCCTCTTATATGTATGAGAATTTAGAGTCTGATTATGCGCTAGAAATGTTTAAAGAAAAAGCATTGAAAATGGGTGAAGACGAGGATGAGAAACGATTTTTGCAATGGATATATGATAGATTAAAGTATAATTATCGAGAGGATGAGGATGCTAATTTTATGAGTATATTTAGAGAAATAATAAATAAAAAATAGAAATTATGGAGATTAAAAAAGAAAGATTAGAAGAGCTACTGAAAGCAGAGCAGAAATTAAGTGCTTTAGAAATAGTAGGAGTAGATGATTGGAGCGGTTATAGTATTGCTATGGATAATGTAAAAAGGCAGAATGAGAAGTCTGATAAAATACGTGATGCAGTTGCTAAGGTTATGGATATACTCCAAGGGAGTCTTTATGAACCAAGCGTACATGGAGCTGGGTATAGCATCACTGAAGAGGCTGGGAATGAGGCAGAACAAGTGCTTTTAGAGTGTGTTAATGAATTAATAAACGAATAATAAATAGAAATTATGACAGAATTATATTGGATTACACGATTAGACGCATTTATATTTGTATTAGTAGTGATGATACTCTTAGGAGTTCTATTATTTATTTGGAATGGAATGCGCCTTAATGATACAAATGAGGATTACAAGCCTGATGCTCCTAAAAGAAAGTCGTACAAAAGGAATATGAAAATGATCGCAATTATTACCTTTATGTTGTTAATTGCAGTAGCTTTTGTTCCTAGTACAAAAAATGCACTTATTATTTATGGAGTTGGAGGTACAGTAGACTATATTCAGGGAAATGATGATGCAAAACAAATACCTGACAAATGTCTAAAAGCAATTGACAAGTATTTAGATAGTTTTAACGAAGATGATAACGAATAAAAAATAGAAATTATGGAATACATACATTTTACAATATTAATAGTTTTATTGGTAATATCTGTAAATTTAACCAATTACCTAGCAAAGAAACTGGCATTTATAATATTTGATGCCAACAGACGTAGAAAAGCACCTACTAAGAGAGATAGAATTTATATCTCTGGTAGAATCTCAGGAACAGAACTACTCCTAACGAAGAGAAGATTTATGCAAAAGGAGATAGAGTTAAATAAAATTAGTCATGTTGAGTACAATCCTATGAAAGATGTAGCAGAATCATTACATACTTGGCTATATTATATGCGAGTAGGTATATGCAATCTTATGACTTGTGATAGCATATATATGCTAAAGGGATGGAGGAAGTCACGAGGGGCAAGGATAGAAATTACAATTGCCAGGTTATTAAAATATAAAATTTACTTTGAATAATATGAAAACAGCAATAGTAGTCATGGAAGTAATAGAGTTCATAGCATGGATAGCATCTATGATTCTCTTTATAAAAAAAATTAGAGAGGTACGGAAATGGATAAAATAAAAGTAACTTATCTTACTTCAGCAGAGTTTTTGAAGAAGATAGATAACTATGAAGGCAACCTTGTGATAAAAAAGGTATTGCCTATGAAAATGGAGTTGAAATATTTAAAATATCTAGAACAAAGAAAAAATGAAAACACTATTATTTTTATCATATAAGCACTTTTTAAGACGTACAGATAAGAATGTGAATGGTATTCTTATAAAAGGTAATAACATCTCTTATAATGAATATGAGGCAGAGTTTGAGGATAATTCTACTAACAAAGGTTGCTGGGAATGTAGAGGATGTACGAATTGTACTGATTGCGTTAATTGTAGAGAGTGCACATATTGCGTTAATCTCAAGAATAGTATTGATTGTGAGTTTATAGATGGGGGCGATGGATGCTCCCATTGCTCCAGTTGCAGAGATATTAAATTCAGTGATAGTTGCATTGAGGTATCTCATTCAGTAAATTGTCATAGGAGTGCCTATTGCTATAATTGTAAGGCTATTTACGATTGTCTAAGGCTCACTGATTGCGAATATATGACATGGTCCAAAAATAGTGAACATTGTAAATATTGTGATCATATAAACAATAGAAAGAAAACAATAAAAAAAGTAGGAAAATATAATAAAAAATGTAAAAACATTTGGATAAGTGAAACATTATAACTACATTTGCGATATGAAAAACAGGAACTTAAAAAACACAGACGATTGGGCTACTCCCAAAAGCTTCTATGATGAGCTTGACAAAGAATTTCATTTTGATTTTGATCCTTGTCCTTTGAATTTAGGAGAGATAACCCCAGAAAATGATGGATTATTGAAAGAGTGGGGGAAATGTAATTTTGTAAATCCTCCTTATTCCAGAGCACTCAAAGAAGCATTTGTAAAAAAAGGGATAGAAGAAAGCAAAAAAGGTAAAAAGTGTGTATTTCTCCTACCAGTATCTACTAGTACTGTTTTATTCCACGACTTTATTCTGCCAAATATATCAGAACCAATTAGATTTGTTAGGAAAAGAATTAAGTTTATAGGTGTAAATACAAAAGGGGAATATGTTACCACTAAATGTGGTATGCACGATAGCATGATTGTTATCTTTTAAAATTAGAATATGAAAAACAAAGGATTAAGAATATGTGGAAATTGTGATCATTATTTTATTGACGGATGCCCACTTAAAAACAATGAGATGAAGAGAAAAAATGAAACAGCTTGTGAGGATTTTATTCCAGCAATGAGTTTAGAAGAGAAAATAAAAAGTCAGAGAGACAAGGAAATCGAGGCGGTCCTTGATTTGGAACACACTATTAAAGATATTAAGTATATGAACCTTGGTTTCAAGGTTGAGCTCATGTCTATGCTTAATGCTAGGGTGGAGAAACTAAAAGCAGAAATAGGATGAAAAACTTCGGAATCGAAATATAAATACAATGGTAGAATTTAGATATAATGGTTACTCGTATGATTTATGGACAAAGCCATGGAAAAAGGGGAACAGAAAATATGAGGCTTTAAAATGGAAAACAGGAATGAAAAAAGCAACTTGGGAAAGAATACCATACGAACACTTTTTGAAAATGAAAAAGAAATGGAAAGCTTCTGGTGTGTTATTGAATTAATATTAACGAATATATGGTTACAATTAATAAATTAAAATTATATAAGAAATGGGAAAGACTTCGGAGTTTTTAATGAGAGTAAAATTATTAGTATAGAAATGATCAATTTAAATAATTAAAGAAATGAAAAAAATAAAAAAAGAAATTTTTAAAGAGCATGATAGAGTGTTTCGCTACGATTATGGTTGGGGAACAATCAAGAGCATATTAAATGAAAGATTTATAGATTGTGTTATCTTAGTTGAATTTGACGATGGGGAACATATGTATTTTACTAAAGAAGGAAAAGACGATGTAAACGATAAGCAACCTACTTTATCTTTTAAGAGATACGACCTAGTAAATGGGGGTTTCAGCCAGGAAAGACCATTACCAAATATTAAGGTAGATACTCCTATATTTGTAAGAAACAAAGGAGGATTTTGGAGCATCAGGTATTTTGAAAGGTGGACCAGTAATAATAATGCTTGTTGTTTTGTTCAAGAAAAAACGAGTGAAGAAACAACAGTTACCTGTGTGTGGGATGAATGGAGTTTAACTAACCCCATAGAAAAATAGTTATGAAAAAAAGACGAACAACCTCTCTAATGGTGCGCCTATCGACAGAAGAAAAGGAGTATATAACAGAGAAAGCAAAAGAAAACGGATTAGCACCATCAACGTATTTGCGCTTTCTTGGAGTAAAATGTAAAAAGGATGACAAAGAAAGAAGTAATAACTAAAATTTACCAGGTAAACTCTCTTTTATCAGAGATACTCGAATATGTCAATGAATCGAAGCTAATTAATGCTGAAGTTTTTAAAGAGTCCTCGTGGATGAAGTTAGGTTTTGCCAATAGGATTTGGGACTCCTCATTTGATGAGTACGAGTATAACATGAAAGGAGAAGTCAGAAGAAATGGAGTAGAACGGAAACTTAATAATGGTAGATTCAATGCGAGTATTAAAGGCAAACTTTATCACATATATATGCCAAAAGGTAGGAGTATAAGAATAAAGGATCCCAACAATCCAAACTCCCGCGAGTTGATTGCTAATACTGTTATAGAAGCCTCAGAATTATTAGGAATAAGTAAGTATACAATAGCAAGAGCATTGGATAGAGGTGATACAGTTAAAGATTCCGATGGCATTATATATAGTCTACAAAAATGGTATCCACAACCATACATAATTGGTGATAAGAAGAGAAAAGATTTAAATAACAACGAAAAAATTTAAACAAATGAGTAACAAAATCACAGCCTTAATCCTTAATAACAAACTAGGGAGGTTAGAGGCACAAACAATGGATTTCACTACCGATCCAAATGAGCTAACGCAAATAAAGGGGATAGTAGGAGCAGGTAAATCTTCCGTAAACAAAGCAGTTGCAATTGCACTTTCAGGAGGTTCTGAAAGAGAAGTACCTTTTGACATGAAAGCATATGAAGGTCTTGATGTGGAAGTCCGAATAGTTAATGATATATATATGCGCACTACATATAAAGATGGGTCATTAACGTCAATAGTGTATATGAAAGATAAAGATGGTAAGAAAATTAAAAATCCTACCATCAATGGAAAACAATTCACACCTGCGGCACTCAGAGATTACTTAAAAACAGAACTTACTTTTAGCAGTGATGACTTTATTTCTAGTAATCCAAAAGTTCAAAATGATTGGATGATGAAAGTATATAAGGATAAACTTGCTGAAAAAGGAGTTATCTTTGATAAGACCTCATCTAAATATAAGGATTCAGTCTTGTATAGATTAGAACAAGCTAAACATTATAGAGATATTTGTTATAATAAGGTAACAGAATATAATGCATATGCTAAGAGGTTAGAGGAAGAGGGGCATTCTGAAAAGAACATTCCAGATGCTATTGATATTGAAGCCATTGAGAACAAGCACAAAGAAGCTACCAAAACCTATTACAATCGTATTGCCGAGATAGAAAAGAAGATAGCAGGTATAACCTTAGAAGTTTCAAAAGCTAATTCTGTCATTGAGAACTACAATAGCTCACTAGAAACAAAAAAAGCTCTTGCTGATGCTAAAGAGCAAAAGAGAATTGATGACATCAATGCTGTAATTAAACAAGAGGTACAACAAAGAGAAAAAATACATGAAAGTGTTAAATTTTTAACAAGTGTAGGTTTTATAGGGCTAGAAGAGCAATTTAATAAGTTACCTAAATTAAGAGAGGAGGTAGTTTTTGTTCCATCGAAAATACAGAAAGTTGCTAAAGATGAACATAATAGATTTATTAATACTGGTACTTATTCTGAGGAGGTTTCTGATGCTTTCTTAAAGATACAGATGTTAAGGAATGACGTTATGCCTTTAATAAAAGCTAAGAAAAATCTTGCAGAACCTGATGAGAAAAAATACAAGGAAGAGATTGAGTCAGCAAAAGCATCCAATAGAGTTGCAGTAAGGTGGGCTACTTTCTATGAACATCAAGCCGCAGACTTAAAAGTAAAAGAGATATGGACAGAATACAAAAAGATATTTACATTCTTAGATTTAGGTGTGGAGGGATTAAAGATGATGGTAATAGGAGAAAATGGAGAGATAAGGACTATGTACAATGGTGCTCACGATCCTGTATTGTTTGGGAATAAGAAAAAACAATATAGAGCTATCTCTAGTTATTCTGAAACACAAAAAAATATTCTTGCAGTCTTAATGCAAATATACCTACTCGAAGAGAAGAAGAAAAAAGGTGTAGAAGGATTACGTTATTTGTGTATTGATGTTCCTATTGACAAAAAGACTAAAGAATTGCTAATAGGTATTCAGAAGAAATATGACATTCAACTGTTGACTACTAGCACAGGTGATTTTGAACGTAGTAAGTTAGGTCCTGGTGAGGTATTGATTGAGAATGGTTATTTATTAGGTAAGGAGGTAAAAAACGAATCTTAATGAATCATTTAATGCACAACTAGATAGCATCGTTTCTAGGATAAGAGCACGAAATTCTTTTGAAGCTATGGTATGCAATATAAAATCTAAGATAACTCCAAAGATAACAAGATGGTATTGGATACGTAAGCGTAGGAAAATATTGAATAGACAAAGAGCTTTTGAGCATGAACTTAGGGAGGCAAGGAAAGAAATTGATGATTATCTGGATTCAGTAAATAATCCTTTAGAACCAGAGGAAAAAGATACATTAGAGGAACTTATAAATTATTTTAAAGAATTATGATAGTAATAAAAAAAGAGTATAAAGCGATATTGACCACCTTAGGTGCTTACGATCAATATATGGATAATGTAACGAAGCAGTCAAAAGAATGTGGATTATCAGAAGAGGAAGTATCAAGACATTTATCATTAATTAATAATTTCATTTCTTTTCTGTCGCAATCATTTTTTTGGGCAGATACACCAGAGGAAAATCCATTTTGGTTTGAGGTAGCACAGAAAGGAGGGGCACTTGAAAATAAAGTTTAAAAAAGAGTATGAGGATAAACTCATAGAGCTAGGAGTTCGAAATGAATTTGAGCAAAACTTCAGAGATAGCTGTATGGATTTAAAACAACCAATAAAGGAAGGGTTAGCATATTTAAACGAGCAACCAAACTTCTTATGTTTCTTTAGTGGAGCATTTGATTTTAGTATAGATATGAAATGGATTGAAATATTCAATAAATTAGTAAAAGAAGATAAAGATGGAAACAAACAAAACAGAGAATCAGGAGCAAGTAACAGAGGATACCTTAGCTCCACAGATAAGTAAAAATTATGGTGAGCTATTGTCCGCACCTTTCACATTGCAGTGGAAAGTACAAAATGTATTTGCGAATAAGACTAAATGTTCAGTAGCTCCTTATGTAGACGCAAGACAAGTTCAACAACGATTAGATGATGTATTTGGTACAATGGGCTGGAGTAACACCTACGAAGCTGAAACAGGGACTTCTTCTATCACCGTCGAAATAGATGGTAAGCAAATTACTAAGTCAGATGTAGGAACTGAGACTGATAATGTTAAGGTTGAGAAGAGTACTAGATATAAAGGTAAGGCTTCAGATGCATTTAAACGTGCCGCAGTATTATTTGGTATCAACAGGGATTCGTATAAGATTGGTACTAAGGTAATTGGTTTTGATGCTAATTCTAAAAAGCCTGTAACTCCTAGTGGTAAAATCCTTTGGGATGGTAAGCAACTTTCTTTATACATGAATGGATTAAACACGTCAATAGGATTACTTAATCAGATATGGAAGGACAATCCAGAAAGACACGCAGACCCAACCTTTGTAAATCTAGTGACAAAATTAAAAGCTGAATTGAAATGATAAATCCATTTGAGGAAGAAGAAAAGGCTTTAGACAATTTGTTAGACAAATCTATAAGCGAAGAAAGTAAGTTAATGTTAGATGATGCAGAAAGAGAGATAAGATGGAAGCAAAGAAGGATAGGGAAAATAACTTCTTCAGCCTTACCTGACATCATGGACTTGAATAAGAAAGGATGCATTAGATCAAAGAAAGGTATTGACTACCTACTAGAAAAAATGCACCAGATAGAAACAGGTGAGGATGCTAATTTCATTTCAGCACCAGCGATGAGATGGGGACATGAACATGAAGAGGAAGCTCACGAATATTATCGTAAGGTTACTGGCATAGATATGAAATCAGGAACATATGGTTTTGATGACATTCTTTTTGTCGATGATGTACTTGATGGTTTTGGCGATAGTCCTGATGGTAGAACTCCAGATGGTAAGGGTATTGTTGAATATAAATGTCCTTATAACGGAGCGAATCACCTTAGAAATTGTGCCTTAGAGAGTTTTAATGATACTAATGCGTATTTCTGGCAAGTAATGGGACATTTATTGGACCCTAAGGTTGAATGGTGTGATTTTGTATCTTTCGATCCTCGTTACCCAGATGGGCATCAGAATAAAATCAAGATACTTAGAGTATATCGTAAGGATATTTTACCTAGATTAGCATTCTTACGAGAGCGATTAGAGATGTATATAAATATCGTCAGAAGTGGGGATATAGAAACAATACTTAATTTATAAAACAATGGAAGAATTAGAGTTAAAAGTGAAAAAGTTTGACAATGGAGAGGTTTGGAGTCTATCTAGAGACAACAAAGAAATTCTGTTGTCTGAAGAAGAAAAGAAGGATCTAGGATGCTTAGCAGGTGAAAGTATAAGTATGGATAATATGGGTATCTATGGAATAATAGATGCGAAGATGCGTCTTCTCTGGAACAAGCATTTTCCAAAAGAGATACCTACTCTTAAATTCGGAGATAAAGTAAAAAGTGGAGACGGTACACTAGGAGTGGTGATTTTGAAAGGCAGAGCGCCCTATACCAGAGAGGTATCTTACGACATAGCCTTTGATAATGGGCTCACAGTCACTTACAAGGAATCAGAATTAAATCAGTTAACAATAATTAAATAAATAGATATGGAAATTACAGGAAAAATAGTAGCAGTTTTAGACGAAAAATCAGGAACAAGTAAAACAGGTAAAGAATGGAAAAGTCAAGAGGCTGTTGTCAGCTCTGACGAAGATAGTCAATATCCTACTTGTGTAGCTTTCACTATGTTTGGCGATAAGATAGTACCCTTAAAAGTAGGTGATAATGTAAAAGTTCACCTAGATGTTAAGAGTCGTGAGGGCGAGGGTAAATGGGCTGGTAGATGGTTCACAAACATAACCGCATGGGCAGTGGATAAGATTGTAGCAGGTGCAAAAACTGAAATTCCAGATGTACCACCAATAGATGAAATACCTACTGACAATGATGGAGATGATATGCCATTTTAGATAATAACTTATGGAGGGGTAACACCCTCCATTTTAAACAAAACAAATAGAAATAAAAAAAATAAAACATGGCATTCCAATTATACAAATATCAACAAGAACTTGAAAAAAAAATATACGCAAAATGGCGTGAGAGATCCGTAAAAGATCCCACAAGAAATAAGAAATCTATGGTAGTTCAATTATGTACAGGAGGTGGTAAGACCGTGATATTCAGTGACATAGCCAAAAAATCATCAAAAAAAGGAACGAATACATTAATCATTACGCATAGAGAAGAATTATTATCGCAAACAACAGGAACGCTTGTAAATTTTGATTTAAAGCCATCTATCGTTAATAGATACACAAAACATCCTCCAGAGAGTAATCTTACAGTAGCGATGACTGGTACTTTAGCACGAAGGATTAAAAAGCCTGAATGGGCAGAATGGTATAAAAAAATTGATTTAATAGTGATAGATGAATGCTTTACTGGGGGAACTGAAATCCTTACTGAGAATGGATTTCAGAGATTTGACAAACTAGATAAATCTTTAAAAGTAGCTCAATACGATAAAGGTAATATCTCTTTTGTGAACCCATTAAGACACATAGAAAGAAAGCATAATGGGGATATGACAATGTTTCATGTAAGAGATAAAATAGATGTTCCTATGACTTGCGGACATATGCAATTATTCCACAGTAAGTCTAACGGTTTTTATAAGAGTAAAATATCCGATGTTAAATTTAATTATTCTAAAGAAATAGCTGTATCGGGGAAGATAGCTACTGGAGATGATTCCTTAACATCTCTTGAAAGATTGTATATAGCAACACAAGCCGATGGAAGCATTCATTATTGTTCTGAGAAATGCACTCATATTGCTTTTAGCCTTTCTAAACAAAGAAAAATAGATAGATTATTATCTTTATGCAAAGATGGTAATATACCAATAAAAGAAGTTAAAAATAAAAATAGGAATACTAGGAGGTTCATGGTTAAAATGCCAATAGGGACTACTAAGAATATTTGTAATCATATATCTTTTCCTATGTCTTACGAAAAGGCTAACGAAATAATCGAAGAAATGGTATTATGGGATGGCTCTATTATAAGTAAAAATAATTTCTATTATTATTCTTCAGTAGAAAAGAGTCAAGTAGATTTTTATAATTCCGTAGCTACTATTTGTGGGCATAGTTGTTATATTTCAATGCAAAAAGATGATAGAAAAGAATCTTATAGAGATGTTTATAGGTTATTTATAAATTTAAATCATCCTTTCAAATCTTGTCGATCTATGAGCACATCTAAATATCAATATAAAGGTAATGTTTATTGCGTCGAAGTCCCTTCAGGTTCTATTGTAGTTAGACACAATGGATTTACTTTCATCTCTGGTAATTGTCATGAGCAACTTTTTAACTGGATATTTAAGAACCCTTTATCAAAAGGTAAGTTTATACTAGGTTTTACTGCAACTCCCAACCGTAAAGGTAAGCAACGACAATTATGTGAGGATTACGAGGATATGGTTACAGGACCAGATATTCAAGAGCTCATAAACATGGGCTACCTTGTTACTGACAGATACTTTTCAGTACCAATTGATCTTTCTAATGTATCTATGAAAGGAGGTGAGTATGATTCTACGGAGATGTACAATAAATATAACCATCAAGAATTATATTCAGGCATTGTTGACAATTGGAAGAAGTTGTGGAGGAATACCATCACCCTTACTTTTTGTTGTAATATTCAACATTGCATAAAAACTTGTAAGGCATTCAATAATGCAGGTATAAAAGCTAAGTTCATAGTATCAAAATTAGCAAAGCCAAAACCCCTAACTGCCAATGCAACAAAAGAAGAAATTGTTAAATTTGGAATAAAAACAGCAGAATATGAAAATTATACAGAAAATTTTAGTAACTTTAGCGGAAATAGGGAAACAATAATAAACGAATGGAAACGAGGAGAATTTTATGTTCTTATCAATGCAGGTATTGCGACCACAGGATTTGACTTCAGACCTATTCAAACAGTAATAATGTATAGAGTAACTACTTCGGAGAATTTATTGCAACAAGTAATGGGTAGAGGAAGTAGGATATTAAATGAAGAAGAAACTAAAAAATATGGGAAAAAGACTTATTTCAATTTTGCCGACTTCGGTGAGAATTGTAAACGATTACAGTGTTATTATAGACAAGAGCACAAATATTCATTAGAGCATGAGGAATATAAACCAGGTAATGGTACTCCTGCATACAAAAATTGTCCTAAATGTCAAGCACTAGTAATAGCCCAATCATCAATATGTAAATATTGTGGATATATATTTCCTAAAAGTCATACAGAGAAGATAGTGGAGCTGACAGAAATCAGTTATGGGGAAGCTATCAAAAAGCTAGAGACACCTGATGACTACGAAGTATATGCTGAGAACTCCAAGCCAAGAAAGAGTAAGAATTGGGTATTCAGAATGATATTCATTAAATGGGGAAAAGCAGGGTTAAAAGCTTACGCTAAGACACATCACTTCTCAGATAAATGGGTATATGTAGCTATGAAGAGATACCAAGCGCAAGGAATAAGACGGAATGAAAAATAAAAAAATATAAGATATGCAAACAAAGAAATATATATTTTGGTACGAAGAAGATGGTAAAGATGGTTATCATTTTTTTATTGAGGCTTTAGATATTGAAGAAGCATACGAAATGGCATATGATTCTTATGGTCCACAAGTAGAGGGGATGCTTTATCAAGAGATTAAAAATTTAAACTAAAAAGATATGCAAACAAACTTCATAAATATAGCTAAGAAATGTATTCAAAACGGTTACTCTGTTTTGCCTATAAATCCTCAGAGTAAACGACCTGCCTTAGAAACGTGGGAAAGACTAAAGGACCATAGGCTAACAGAGAAGGAATGTGAACGAGCATTTTATGGAGATGTGATAATTGCAAGAATAGGAGGAAAAATAAGCGGTAACCTTGAAATGATCGACATTGATAATCATTTAGGTAATGCTGAGAAAATTTTTAATGATCTTCAGGGAGTAATAGATACTTTTAATCTTCCTTGTGAAACCACTAAGAATGGGGGTTATCATATCTTTTATAAATGTTCATCTCCAGTAGAGGGAAGCCATAAATTAGCACGTTCTTTAGATGAGTTAGGTAAACCTACAACTACGATAGAAACAAGGGCAGAGGGAGGCTATTGTGTAACATCTCCATCTCCTGGATATACGATGATTAATGGTGATTTATTAAATATTCCTGTTATTGATGCAGAAAAGCGTGAGTATATCCTTTCAGAATGTAGGAGTTTCAATACTTATGTTAAGGAAGAGAATATTCCTGTATTTGATAATAATAGGGTGGGCAATATAGGCGATAGGCTTGGGGATGTGTATAATAATTCACAAGAGGGTATTGCGGAGGCAAAAGCACTTTTACGTAGAGCAGGGTGGGTATTTGATAAGTCTGAAACAGCAGTACGGAGACCTGGTAAAAATGACATAGGTTATTCAGCTACTTTTGGTAAGACTTTCTCTAAATCAGGAGGACACCCTTTATTTTGGGTATTCAGTTCAAATGCATACCCTTTTGAGGATGAGCATGGTTATTCTCCTTTTTCTATTTTTGCTATTCTTGCCCACAATGGGGATTATTCTTCTGCGGCTTCAGAGCTCTCAGACAGACGTAGTCCTATAAGGAAATACGATAAGAAAAGGGATATGGGATTACCTCCATTAAAAAATAGAAATATGCAATTACAACCACAAGAACAAGTAGCTCCAGAAGTAAGCATAAAAGAGCAAATGATAGCAGCCAAGGAGAAGAAGAGTCCTCTTGATGATGTTATTAGATACTTAGACATTGCTTATGACTTCCGTTTTGATATTATCAAGAATATAGTCCAATATAAACATAGGACATCACAAGCATGGGAAGATTGCAATGATAATGATATATATTGTGAACTTCTACAAGTAGGCATTAAAGTAAAGAAAGAGGATTTACGTAGTCTGTTAGGATCAAAATATGTACCTCGCTACGATGCTTTTAAGTCATATTTTGAGCAACTACCTAAATGGGATGGTAAGAATTGGTTTGTAGCTTTCTCTGATTACATAACTGTTGATGACAAAGAGTTTTTTACTGTAATGTTGGAAAAACAATTTGTTAGGGCTATAAAATGTGCATTAGAACCAGACTTTTACAATAGGTTTGCATTTGTATTGCAATCCGACACTCAAGAAGATGGTAAGAGTAGGTTAATTCAATACTTTAATCCATTTGGTTCTGAGTATTATTCTACGGAGTTCCTTACTTCTAATAAGGATTCTATCATAGCCCTGTCTGAGAACTTCATATATAACCTAGATGACTTAGATGATATGAACAAGCAAGTAGGAGGAATGGGAAAACTAAAATCCTTGTTGGCAAAGTCGGCAATATCTCTAAGAGCACCCTATGGACATCAGAAAGTTCAGATGCCTAGAAGATGTACTTTTTTTGGTAGTACTAACAAATATGAGTTCTTAACAGATAGTTTAAACACACGTTGGCTTATATTTCATGAGCGTAAGATTGATTGGAGGGTATTTAAAGATATAGATGTTCACAAGATGTGGGCACAAGCATATGCAAAATATCAAGATGAGTATTACGAATGGGATCTTACCACAGAGGAGAAGAACAAACGTGAGAAGATGAATTTAGGTTATAAAGAAAGTTCTTTAGAGCAGGAGATATTGGCTAAATTCTTCGTAAAAACGAATAGCGAGTATGATGTTATGTCCCTTGGCGATATAGCACGTAGAGTGTCTCAGCTTTCAAACTACAATAATAGAATAAACCTTAACTTATCATATATGCAGGACTTATTGAAGTCTATGGGCTTTAAGGAGGTCAGCAAGGTAGTGAACAATACTGTTTTAAAATGGTATCAGATACGTGAATCAGAAGAAGCAACTTATTAAACTAAAAAAAATGGAATTACAAAAAGCAATTAAAATTTTAGAGGAGCACAACAAATGGCGCAGAGATAACTCAGATGAGCCGACTACCAAAATGACTAATCCTAAAGAATTAGGTATTGCCATCGACACTATTGTCAAACATTATAAAAAAGAGAACAAATGAATAAAAATATAGAACAAATGAATTTTAACAAATTAAAAGAAACGAAAGAATTAAGAGAATGTTTGCAGTCAGAAATATCTAGCTATAAGAACAGAGACCTTGCCTTAAAAAGTGGGCAACGATTTAAGAGGACCCCATTCAATAATCTTATTGACAGAGGTATATTTGATGCTGACTTCCTTTTAGATGAGTTTACACAAATACAGAATGGCACTTCCACAGAGAATGCTAATACGAGGAAATTAATATCTATTTTAGTACTTAAATGTGCTAAAGAGGCTTACTTTAAAATAAATAAAAAGCTATGATTGAAGTAACAACAAGTTATATGGTAAACGTTCCTCTATTATTAGTGTGTATCGCTCTATTTATTATAATAGTAATATCTGGAGTATTTAGTTTACTTTATATAGAGAGTAAAATTAGGGAGATAGATAAGAAAATTAATAATTTAAAATAAACTAAAAGTTATGGAATACGGTAAAATTAAAGTAGGTGATATTATGATATTCACAGATGAAGCTAAATTGAATTTAGCAAGTGAAGTTGATAATAACCAACATTTAGTTTCAGAAGTAATTGGGAATAAAGAATGGGAATATGTGATGTTTGAGGATGGCAGCGGGGCTGATTCTCATTGGTTATTTAAAGTGGAAGATCAAAACAATAATAATATTAGTTAAATAAAAAAGTTATGAAAGAAGAAACAATTTTTTACGCACTATTTCGCAGTCAAACAAAAATACACGATAGAATGAGATACGAAGACTCTCATAAGACATTAAAAGATTTTATGAATTGGATACAAGAGGAAAGAGCTAAAATAGAAACGCAATACGGAAGTGTTTGTATAGAGAAATTTGATATTAAATATTCAAAATAAAACTAAAATATAATGGAAACAATATTAAAAATAGTAGGAATAATAGCATATTATATACTAATAAGTTACATTCAAGATTACATATTTAAACCTAGAGTTAAATACAATAACAGAATAGCAAAGATTGTGTTAGGAGGATTTTCTACAATCACCATATGTGCTCAAGTCTTGACAAAGAAAAGTAAAATGACTCTTAAATCAAGAGATAAGAATCACGAATTAATTCACGCATACCAATGGGATGAGATTACAAGTTTATTTTATCTAATAACAATACCTTTGGTATTTATGTATTTCAGTTGGTTAAATTTAGTCTTAGCTATCTTTTTACCTTTAGTTATGTTCTACATCGTTTACTTATTAGACTTCGTTATATCGCTTATTTTAGGCTTGTTTACAAAGATAAAACTAAAGGATTTGGTTCACGATGCTTATCATAACCAGATGCTCGAAGTTGAGGCTTATGGGGATCAGTATGACAATGGATATTTAGATAAGAGAATACCTTTTTGCTGGATAAGGAATTTTGGAAATATACTTAAAACCAAGAAATCATGAGCTTAGAAGAAACAATATGGATGTCGCTTATAGTAATAGTATTATATTTAATTTTATATAAAGTTTGTAAGGTAAGTGATAAAGTAAATGATATTGATAATAGAATAAATAAAACCAAGAAATCATGAGTAGAAAAAAATTAAGCAAAGAGCAAAGAACCAAAATATTTAATATGTATGATGGGCATTGTGCATATTGTGGTTGTAAAATTGATATAAACAAATTTGATGTAGACCATTTAAAGCCAGTTAGAGAAATTGATGGCAAAATGATGAATCCCGAGTTGGACAATGTTTTTAATATGGTACCTTCTTGTAAGTCGTGTAATAGGAGAAAAGGCAGTTTATCTTTGGAATACTTCAGGGAAAATATAGAGGCTCAAGTGTCTCAGTACAGAAAATATAGTTCGGGATTTTCTTTAATGGAAAGATACGCACAAATAAAAGCAACACCGCATAAAGTTAAATTCTATTTTGAAACAAATAAAAATTAAAACAATAAACCCAAAAATCATGAATACAATAAACAACGTTGAATTTGGTGTTACTTTATTCTTACGTAAAGATAAGAAAATGATTAATATAAGAGATGAAGAAAAACAACTTTTTCTTGATTATTTCGAAAAAGGGAAAATATACCACTCTTTAGATAAGCTATATAAGGATACTTCCTCTTTCCTAGACGAGTTGCAAGATAAAGAATCCCTAGGGTTCATCCTACTTCTTTATAGAAAGGCAAAAATAGAGGAGATAGCTACAATATTTGTAAAAGATGGTAAAATTAATATAAAAAGTATGTAAACCAAGAAATTATGAATGAAATGTTAAAAGTAACGGATATTGGAGGGTTAAAAATCCTCCTACCTATAAAGAACATCACTTGTATTAGTGAGGGAAGTAGAGAGGATAAATTATTCAATACAGTAGTTGAATGCAGTAATAAACAATATTATGTTATGGAGACATTAGAGGATATTGAGGTGAAATTATCTTATTTCTATAATGAAAATATTACATATGTAACTCCTAGACCTATGTAAGGGTTTATACCTTTAGGTCCTATTGTAGCACCTGCTTGAATACCAAATGCCCAACGTTTTTGTTTGGGTATTTTTATTTTTATAGGCTCTGGCTTCACGAAAAAGAATAGACTATCTAAATTAGGTTTATATCCTGAAATATAAGCTCTATAATTGTCTGTAACGAACTCTTTTTGCATTATAGGTATAATTACACTAGTAGTATCATTCGTTACCGTACGTAGCTCCGTAGTATCATATCTTACGATTGTACTATCCTTTATATTCAGATATGTAGTAGTGTCAACAAAAGTTATTATCTTCGGTTGAATAAAAGTATCATCACTAGTCTTATTTTTTCTATTTATTAAAAAGAAATTTAAGGCGAGTGACAATACTAAAATAATTGCTAACGTTATATTAGACTTCATTGTAAGCTCCGTTTTTGTATATATATGCTTTATCTCTATTGAGTCCTGCTCCTTTATAGCTAACGTGAATCCATCTCTTACCATTACTATTTTCAAGAATAATCTTGTCATACGATAAGTGATGCCTTGCCCACTCAAATAATTTATCTAAATGTACACACACAATATCAGCAGTATATCCGTACATATGGGAGCTATCTTCCACTCCTCCTACTGCAAAATTTAACAAAGGGCATCTATACCCAGAGGATACAAATATCTCCTCATCAATAAATTCTCGCATAGGTTCGAGTACTCTTTTTGTTAATATAACCAACCTTTCTTTTATCTCTCTTGTTGGTGTATTATCTATGCTAAGCTCAAGTGCTTTATCAGAATGTATCAGTTCGTACATACTGAAATGTTTAGTTATATCTCCCATAATTTATATTCCATTAATGTATTTATCAAAATTAAATCCTCCTGGTGGTTGCCTATCCTTGCAATCTTCTCTATCGCAATAAAACTTTGAAACCGATCTCATTTTATTGATAATGCAATTTTGGTCATCCACTTTCTTTTGTAGCTTTCCTATTGAGCATTTTAAGTCTTGCATTTTCTTTGTATACTCTTTCAGCAATTCCTCTACTCTACCATTCAGTGTTATATTCTGTTGTAGGAGTCTTTCGCTTTCCTCCTTGAATCCCTTTGTGCGAGTATTTACGTGGTCTTCGATCAAGTTCATTATAGCACCTGCATTATTAATATTAATAGTTTCAGCATTAGCTTCAGCTTGTTCAGCATCAGCATTAGCTTTTTTTATATTTGCACGTCTATTCAGTAAGTATTTAACGAGGTACATAATTACCCCACTTGCCCCTATTGCCGACAGTATTGGTGTTATTTGTTCTATCATTTCTTATATACTTTACCGAAGAACCTAAGGAATCCATAATAGGGATACCTTTTTTCTTCTTTGTTATACGAATCAGCTTCCATCTCAAACATAGAGCAAGGTTTATCCCCTCCTTTGTACCTTATATAAGATATTAGCCACTCAATCCCATAAATGATATAATATGCCGCTAATGATATAAATATCCCATATACGAACCATTCAAAAGTTATGTCTTTAAAACATAACAATTGAGTATCTAAAGAAAAGAATAAACTAAATACTTCTATCTCTTGTATGAGATGAATTTTTTTTGTATTGATAACTTTTTTCAAAAAGTATTGTAGTATCAAAGTAAAGACTACTACAACTAAAAACCTGTATAATACCTCCATAATCTATTATTTAATTAATGTTTATAATGTTTAAAGTTACGTATTTAATATCTAAAATGCAAATTAAATTAGCACTATCTTATTGACCTGCATCCATTGGGCAATACCAATAACCTCCATAATATTTCAAAGTTACCTGAGAATATTGAAAAACATCAAATACAGTTTTGTTTTCCTTCATTCTTATATTAGATGAGCTATTGCCAGATTGTGTTATCAATCGTAGATTTGATGTTGTAGTATTAATTACCGTCAATTCCTCTCCATTTTCAGTGGTTGTGAAGTGGGTTATTTTGTATATAGATGACCCTGACCCTATTGATGTTATAA